AATATCAACGTGTGTTAACATATGTCTCCTACAACATATTTTATTTAATTGTAATTTATCTAAAATTTTACCTTCTGGTGTTTTTTCAGTTGTTGTTTCTGATAAATATATAACTTCATCTTTATTTATATTTAAAGCTACTTTTGCTTTTTTAACATTGCTAATATAGTAAAGGTATTTGTCTCCTAAAACTTTTCCACAGGTAAAACATTTAATTGGAATAATCATTTTATTATATTAATTTAATATAATAAAATTTATAAATCAATTTTTATTTATAATATTTATGCTTTATATTTTTTATTTATAATATTTATGCTTTATATTTTTTATTTATAATATTTATGCTTTATATTTTTTATTTTTATAATAATAATGGTCATAGCCTAATTTCCCATCTTTGTCATATTTAAATGTTTCTGGTCCAGTAGCGCTTCCTGGCTCACATTTTGCACCTTTTTTATGATTTACCCACACACAACAATGAAAATCACCACAATCTTCCATTTCTTTATTTTTTGCACATAACTTTTCCTTATCTTCTTTTTTACAACTTTCTTCCACATAATGTTTCTTTGCTAATTCTCTTGGTGGCTCTGGAATTTCTGGTTCAGCTGGTATATTTTTTGGTTCTTTTACCATTCCTTCTAATATATAAGCTTTGTCCTTCACTAATGTTTTTTCTTTAAAAGATATATTAAAAACTGAAATAAAAATAGTTGAAATAAGCAATACGAAAAATATTACTAAAATTATTGTAATATTCTGCATTAAAGTATTTTTTAGATTTGATACAGTTTTCGATGCGTTTTTTATAACATTTTCTGTATTCGACATACTTTTCGGCATACTTTTCGGCATACTTTTCGGCATATTATTTGAAATACTATTTGTTAAATTTTTAAAGCTGTTCAACGACATATTAATATATAAATAGATATTAATTAATTTGAATTAATACTGTTCCATTTGTTGTTTTTTTTCGTTCATGTTTAATATTATTTTTTGTAAAAATTTTGTGACATTTTTTACATACATTTGCTAAATTAAATTTTTGATTTTTATTAAAATGTTCTATCATACCTCTTTCATCCGCATCTTTTTGCGGTATTAAATGATGTATCTCTTCACCCTTTCCACCACAAAATTCACAACTATCCTTTAATTTTCTATTATTATATCTGGATGATTTATTTTCTAATATATGATTATCTTCTGGAAAAATATTTCTTCTCGTATTATAAATTGTTTCCATAACATCACTAGGCAAACCCATGCTTTTGCATACTTCTATCCCATACATATTTCTACCCGGTCCATCCATTAACTTTCTATTATAAATCATAGAATCATCAAAATCATTATAAGTAACGGATAAATGCTTCATTTTTAATGTATCGATATTTGTTATAATTTCTTCTTCGTATAATTGGTGAAAATGAGTTGCAAAAATATAACTTGATTTTGATTCGTATAATTTTAATAAACTAGCAATAAAAATACATATCGCGCTCTTATTTTCTGTTCCGGAGCATAATTCATCACCTAGAATGAGTGAATTTTTATTTGATAATTTTAATATTGTTTTTAATTCGCTCATTTCAACTTGAAAGGAACTTAACTTTTTGAAAATATTATCATTTCCCAAAATTCTGGTGCATATAGTTTTGTATGGGTAATAGTTAAATTCTTTACAAGATACATAAAATCCACTTTGCGCCATAATTGTATTAATACCCATTGCTTTTATTAAACTTGACTTCCCAACAGCATTTGTTCCATATAACAAAATACCATCTGTATTATCTTTCCCTAAAAATATATCGTTTGTTTGATACATTTCTTCGTCATTTTCATTTATTCTTTCAATTAACGGATGCCTAATAGATTTAATATCTAAAAAGGATTCATTATTTTTTTCAATTATTTTTGGCTTACAATAATTGTAATTTCTGGCTAAATATGCTTTTGTTATAACAAAATCAAGCATACTAGCAAATTTAACAATGATGTTAATATCGTCGTATAATTTTGTAAAATCATTTATAAATTCTTTATAACACTGTATGATAATTTCATATAATATTGATGAATTTTGAAAATCACTATCGTATAAATCATTTAATGTTATAGACATAATTTTTTTATTATTCTGTGTAGTTTTAACAAATTTTAAATTTTCACTCGAAAATATAAAATCTTTTTCTTTTCCATCATAGTTTGATTTATATTTTAAATTATATTTTTTCACTTTATGTTTTTCAAATGCAATCTTTAATAATTGGCATCTTTTTGATGTTCCTTGTAACCATTTACCACTTTTAAGAGTTGAATGAATTTTAACAAAATCATATTTTTTCTTTTTTTCTTTTTGTCCTATAACATCGCAAAAAAATTCTTGTATTTGTTTTAATTTTTGTTGATTTTCAATATCTCTCATATCAAAATCGTCTAGTTCTTTAAAAATATTTTTATTGAAAAAATTATTTGATTCAGTAATTTTATTTATATTTTTCGCTTTTTCAAAATTAATAAATTTTTCTATAAAATTAATAACATTATCACAATTTTTTTCAAGATTTTCACCAATTTTTTCATTTAAATATTCATTAATATCTAATTCTTTAATTTCATTATAAATTTCTTTTAATATCACGAAATTGTAATATATTTGTGTTATTTCCGCTGGTTGAATTTTTTTTAAAATCATTTTTCTCTCCAATCTCTCAATATCTTTCAACGAATTAATCTTCTTTCTTATTAATAAAAATTTATCATAATTATTTAATATAAATTCTGTTAATTTATATTCTTTATTTAAATGTTCAACGTTATAAACAGGATTCAATAATTTTTCTCTTAACAATCTAGAACCCATTCTGGTAACACATTTATCTAATAGTTTCGAAACGCTTGAATAACATGATTTATTTTCATTAGTTTCTATAATATTTAATTGTTTTAAAGAATGTGTTGCTAATAAAACATTTTTAGAATTTTTATCATAAATGGGTTCTTCAATTTTTAAAACCAAGTTTTCATTATGTTTATTAAGAAAATATAATAAATAAATGAAACTTTGCGTAGAAAATATATTTTCAGAAAATCCCAATGTGTTATAGAAACTATGAAAATCAGAAAATTTATATGTTTTTGATAATACTTCTTTATGATATTTTTGTTTTTCACAATTTTCAGCAATTTGGGTATTTTTATTTAATTTATTGTTTAAATTAATAGTATGCAATTTTACATTATGCAATCCAATAAATTGCATTATGTCCGAAATAATTTCATTTTTTTCATAATTATGAATAATTATAAGTTCCTTTGGTTTATATATTGAAATAAATCTTTCAAAATCATCAAAAACACATGGTTCATGTATTTTATTTGATTCAAAGCAATATTGATATAAATTTACCTTTCCTGTAAATATATCAATACTCGATAACCCGAAATAAATTTTTGGTTTTTTAGATATTAAACTTGTTTTAAAAGTTTCAATCCACACACATACTATATTATTTGACATATTATCAGTATTTATATCAAAATTTGTCCCTACCGAAAATATACCCATTTCTTTTCTTAATTTACCTTTACCACTAATATCATCACCACATTCAACCCAAACACCAACCGTATATCCAGCGTTATTTAATTTGTCCAGGTATTTTTCTAGTGGTTTACAAGTACCATACCCAGCCAATAAAAGTTTATGATTTTTATATTTACCCCATGAAATATTTTGCATTTTTTCACTGACATGCAAATCAAGTATTTTCTCATATTGTTCTATTGTTCCATAAATTTTACCTGTTTCTTTGTTTTTTAATCCATAGACCTCATAAAATGAACCACTCTGCCATAATAATATAAATTTTTCTCCATATTTTTCTACATATTTTGCAAAATTGTCAAAATAACTGCATATCATATTTGCAGGCATAACACTAATATAATTCCTTGTTTTTGCTTTAATACTGTTAAGAAAACAAATAAAACAAAAAACAAAAAAACAAAATATTTTAATTATTCCAATTATGCATTAAAATTTCTTCTGCATTTTTTCCACCACTATTTTGCAATTCGCCAGATAAATAACAGTTTAAATACATTTCTCTTAAAACGCTTTCGGGGGCAGAAGTTCCGACTTTTATAAGTGCTTTATCAACTAAAAACTTTTTAATTGTTTTTAGTTTTTTTTTTTCTAATTTTTTACAATCTTTATTAATTAATTTCCTTGTTTTTTTATTTTTAATTAAAATACCAACTTTTTTTGTTTTATCATTTTTACCTAATAAAAATTTTCTTATGAGTTTTTTATTTTTTATTTTAAATTTCTCTTTTCTCTCATCTAAATTATTATTTTTAAGAAATTTATTTTTTAGATTTTCTAATTTTTCTTTTCTATTTTCTGATAAAAAATTATTATTTTTAATATTTACCATTTCTTTATTAATATCCATTTCTTTACCAAAATTATCTGAATCAGTAAATGCTAAAGTATTATTTTTTAAACTTTTTCTATATTTTGAATAAAGTTGTTTTTTTCCCTTTTTTAAAATACCATACGGTGGGTCAGGTTTTATCAACTCATTTTTTATATTATTTAAATCATTTTTTATATTATTTAAATCATTTTTTACTTCGGTTTGTATATTATTTAAATCATTTTTTACTTCGGTTTGTATATTTATTATATTCGATTGGTTGTTTTTCGACTGGTTGTTTTTCGACTGGTTGTTTTTCGACTGGTTGTTTTGCGATTGGTTTATTTCTTTGTTAAATTTATTAAAATTTTCATGCAATATTAATTGATTATTTTTTTTTTCTTTATTTAAATTTTCATGCAGTTGATTATTTCCTTGTAATTTTTTTTCTTTCTTCTTCTTTTTCTTTGTTTTTCTTTTTTTTACAACATCTTCCATAAAATCTATTGCTTCGGTATAATTGTCGCTAAAATCATTTTTATTATTTTCATTATTTTTCATTTTATTTTTTTTTTTAAAATCTTTAATTTTATCAATCATTTTCTCTTTCAAAAAATTTTTTTGTAATTTATTAAAATTAGTTCTTAAACTATGTTTTAATTTTTTCTTTTTTGTTTTTTTCTTTGCATTTCCAAAAAATTCTGGATTTACGGATATTGTTTTGGTAGCCATAATATATTAATAAAGATAAATGTAATGAAATTTTAATTCAAATACTTGAATTCGTAATTTAAATTGAAAAAAAATATTTAATTTAATTTTTTATTAAATAAATATGCTAAAAGAAGATAAAAAATTCAAAAACATATCATGGAAAATAATCGAATCATATTTTAAAGATAAATATTTAACTAGATTAGTTAGACACCAACTTGAATCTTATAATTACTTCGTAGAAAAACAATTGTTTGATACTATTAAAATGTTTAATCCTGTTAAGATACACTCTGAAAAAGAAAAAGAAGAAACAGGACAATACTTAATTGAAATTATTATTAATTTTTCAAACTTAAAAATCTTGAGACCTCAAATACATGAAAATAATGGTGCTACTAAAATAATGTTTCCACATGAGGCAAGATTAAGAAATTTTACATATTCTAGTCAAGTAGTAGTAGACCTTAATATTAAAATACTACGTAAATCTGGAAAAGATTTTAAAAAAATAGAAACAATTTTTAAAAATATCCCGTCAATTCATATTGGGAAGTTACCAATTATGTTAAAATCCAATATATGTGTTTTAAAACAATTTTCACATTATAATTCGGATGTTACAAAAGAATGCGACCATGACCCTGGTGGATATTTCATAATTAGTGGTTCTGAAAAAACAATTCTGGCACAAGAAAGAGCCGCAGAAAACAATGTCATGTGTTTTAATATAAAAAAAAATAATAATAAATGGTCTTGGTTGGCAGAAATCAAGTCAATTCCTCGTGATAAATGTATTTCCCCGAAACAAATTAATGTTACTATTTCAACAAGAAATTATGGAAATGGACATAATATAGATATTTCAATTCCAAGAATTAAGCAACCAATTCCAATTTTCATCCTTTTTAGAGCTCTGGGTGTTATTTCGGATAAAGACATTACAAATTACATATTGTTAGACAATTCATCCAATGAATTAAAACAGATGTTATTTGGTTTAAAAGCTTCAATTATTTGTGCGAGTAAATATACAACACAAGAAGAGTGTTTTGATTATATCGTAAACTATGTTATGTATACACCAATTAAGATGACAAAGGAGATGGGTGAATTAAAAAAAAGAGAATTCACTAAAAGTGTTTTGGATAATGATTTATTTCCTCATTGTCCAAATAAAACGGAGAAAATTTATTTCTTGGGATATATGATTAATAAATTATTAAGAACAAGCTTTGGATGGAGAAAACCAGATGACAGAGATTCTTATTCTAATAAAAGATTGGATTTGGCTGGAAGTTTAATAAACAATCTTTTTAGAAATTATTTCAATAAATTAGTGAAAGATATGCAAAAACAAATTATTCGCGAAATTAATAATGGTTCTTGGCAATCAACAGATAACGTAAAAAACATTATTAACCAAACAAATATTTATAAAATTATTAAATCAACGACGATTGAGAACGGTATTAAAAGAGCATTGGCTACTGGTGATTTTGGTATAAAAAATACTAACTCTCAAAAAGTAGGTGTTGCACAAGTATTAAATAGACTTACATACATTTCTACATTAAGTCATTTAAGAAGAATTAATACACCCATTGATAAGAGTGGGAAATTAATTCCGCCGAGAAAACTACATAATACTCAATGGGGATTTATTTGTCCTGCCGAAACACCGGAAGGTCAAAGTGTTGGTGTTGTAAAAAACATTAGTTATCTTGCCCATATTACAATCAAATCAGAAATTGAACCAATTTTAAATATATTAAAAGATAAAATTATCAAATTAGATGAAAATATAAAGTTCGAACAATTATTTGATAAAGTGAAAGTTTTTGTAAATGGTTGTTGGATTGGAATAGCAAAAAAACCAACACAATTATATAAAAAGTTAAAATATTATAAATATACTGGAATTTTCAATATTTATACCAGCATTATATTTAATATTAAAGACAAAGAAATTTTCATTTGCAACGATGCAGGTCGTTTATGTAGGCCACTATTTAAAGTAAAAAATAATAAATTATTAATTAATAAAAAAACAGAAAAATATATTAATAGTAATTGCGATTGGGATGAATTATGCGTTAATCATACAATGAAAGAATCTATTATTGAATATGTTGATTCTGCTGAACAAAATAATAGTTTAATTGCAATAAAACCATCAAAATTAAAGAGCGACGAAAAAATTTATTATAATTTTACACACTGCGAAATTCATCCAAGCACAATTTTCGGTATTCTGGGTAGTTGTATTCCATTCCCTGAACATAACCAGTCACCAAGGAACACATATCAATGTGCGATGGGAAAGCAGGCGATGGGAACTTATACAACAAATTTCCAAGAAAGGATGGATAAGACGGCATATGTTCAAACTTATACAATGAGACCATTGGTTGATACACGATTAATGAATATTATTAAATTAAATCAAATACCAAGTGGAAGTATGGTAATTGTTGCTATCATGACTTATACGGGATATAATCAAGAAGATTCTATTATATTTAATAGAGGTTCTATAGAAAGGGGTTTATTTTCGGCAACTATTTATAAAACAGAAAAAGATGAGGATAAAAACATACATGGAGATGAAGAAATTAGATGTAAAGCGGATAAAACGAGAACAAAAGGTATAAAATTTGCAAATTATGATAAGTTGAATGAAAACGGTATTATCCCAGAAAATACATTAATAGAAAATCGTGATATTATTATTGGAAAAGTTGTTCCTATTAAAGAAAATAGAAATGACCCAACAAAATTAATGAAATATAAAGATTATAGTAAAATTTACAGAACAAGTGAGTCTTGTTTTGTTGATAAAAATTATATTAATAGAAATGGTGATGGATATACATTTGCTAAAATTCGCACCAGGACATATCGAATTCCTAACATCGGGGATAAATTTTGTCTGAAATTGACATCATATGTTCTTACTAATAT